TTCTTCAGGCCTTCCCGCACGGCCAGCACCTGCTCGACAGGCCATACCCGCGTACGCGCCCCGAGCAAGATGCCCTCAGGAACCTTGCCTTGTTCGACCCATTTCAGCCATGTGCGGCTCACGATGGGCAATAGCCCCGGCTTTCCGTGCTGGCGGTCGCCGCAGATGTCTTTCACGCGCAGTAGTGCGCCGGCGGGGTATTGCTTCAGCTGCTCGCTGGCGGCGAGTACGGTGGGTTGTGGCGTATGCATGATCAGTCGCTCCATTTCAGGCAGTGCGTCCAGAAGCAACGACCGGTTGCGTGGCCGTTGATCGCACTCGCGATGACATAGATGAGGCAGTTGATCTACGGGCCCGCGATACCATGCGCGCGGAAAGAGGAGAACCTACATGCCCCCCGTCCCACCTGACTACTGCTTTCTTTGGATAGACCACTGGTCGACCTGCATGCAAAAGAACGAATGGGCGAGCTGGGTTCAAGCGATTTTTTCGGTTATTGCTATTTGCGCGGCGGTCGGCATAGCGATGTGGCAACGACGAGCTGAAAAAGCAGCAACGGTGCAGCGCGACCTTGCACGAGCCGAAATTGTGGCGTCTAAGGTTCTCCTCATGACTTCCGGCCTTCCGGTCCAGCTCGAACGTTTGGCCAGCCATATTCGATCTGTGCCAGAAGCAGCTGATCCGATGCAACTGCTCGAGACAATGCAAGCGCAGTTCGATTTCATGCCCATGCCAGACGAGGGGCAACTGATGAATCTTCTGCCGATGCCCAAAAAGTCTGCTCGGCGCCTTACTCATGCTTGCGAACTTGTTGATCAAAGCAAGCTTTCGATTAGGAAGCTCAAACAGATAGGCCTGGTCAGGAACCTCCGCGAGATGCCTGAGCAGTTCAGTGCGCTTGGTGACGTCGTTGATCGTTCTGTGGTGCTTATTGAGGAGTCGAGGAAAGACTTGGATGCGTTCTTGCACGGTCGAAACGCTGAGGTTATTGCGCAAAGCTGATTGGGTCTTCCGCCGCCAAATTTTGAGAAGAAGTACATCGAGAGTTGAATCGATCTGGCTCATTCTTCGAGCCCGTCAACCGAACCACGGACTGGGGGAAGAGTCAGCACGCTGTCACGCAACGCCTCGAGGCTCCCATCGTTCTGCAAATCGAAGTCGGCGGCGATCTGGTGCCGTTCACTGCTGTGGCGCGCTGTATCGACGCTGAGGGTGGTGGCGTTCGGGCTGTGGACCCGAACGATGTTCAGCTGCACGCCGAGCGCATGCAGCGCCGCTACTTCGACGGGGTCGCGTAGATCGGTAAGCGCGAATCGACGGAACCCGACCGCCGCCTTCCTAGCGATCCAGCGGGTCGCGATGTCGGCGTAGTAGCTCGGACGGTAGCGACGCTGGAAGTCTGCCCAGTGCTGCATCACCCAGCGCGGGCTGCGCGGCTCGTGCAGGCTCTCGTCGGCGTCGAAACACCAGCTGATGAAAGCGGGCTCGCCGCACATGCCCACGGCCAGCGCCGGAATAGCCCATTCTTTGGTCGGGCGATGGTTGAGCATGCGCTCGTCGATGCGCCACGCCGCGGCGATCTCGCGCCGCAGGGCATCGCCGAACGCGAGGGTCTCGAACTGGCGGTGGTTGAGCAGGACGGTGGCGGCACTGTCCTTGCCTGCGCCGGTCCTTCCGGTGAAGGCGATCACGGTGATGCCGCTCTGGGCGGTCTTGCCGCAGCGACGCGGCGATTCGATGTAGACACGATTCATGGAGGTTCTTTTCGGGTTGATCAGTCGTCGTCGCGCTCGCCGGATGCGGCGCGCTTGCGGTCGAGAAAGCGGCCGCCGGTGGCGGGCGGTCGGGGGCGCCACGCGGGCGCGCAAGGTGCTCGAGGGGCCGCCCCTGCGGCGGCGGTGGGATGTCGGGCCGCCAGGCGCACCATGCGGCTGCGCACGCGGTCTTGCATCACGGTGTCGAAGTCGTCGGCCCAGTGAAAGCGCTCTGCCATGCGCGCGCAGGTCTCGCGCAGCAGTTGGTCGGTGGGCGGGTTCGCGTGGGCCATGACGGCTTCTTGTCGTCAGTGCCAGGCCGGGATGTCGAGGTGGCGCGCGTTCGGCCCGCAGCTCCCGGATGCCGAGCGCGCCACCTCGAGCGCTTCCGGATGGCCCGACAGCCGCACCGCCGGGCTGTCGCACAGCAGCCGGCCGGCGGTTGCCGTCGAATGGGTGCACAGCTCGCAGGCGCGGAAGGACGTCGCAAGCGGGCGCACGAAAGGCCTGCTGTGGCCCGTGCATGCCGGCGAGGCATGCAGCGCCACCACGGCCGTTGCCTCAGGCCCTGAAATCAGCTCGTAGGCGCTCATTTCGCGCCTCGGGCGGGCATGGTCACAACGTTGTCGAGTTCGAGGCTCTGCTGGCGCTCTGCGGCCTTCCTCTGTGCTTCTCTGGCAAGAGCCCGGCGCGCAGCCTTGAAGGTTTCGCTGATGTCGGTATGCACCGAGTTTCGGTACTTGAAGCCGGGGGCGTAGATGCTCCGCGTGGGCATGGTCTTGCGGGGGCCGGTCATGCAGACCTCCGCACGCTGAGCAGCCGCACGGCGCCGAAACGGTCGAAGGCGATGCCTTCGGCTGCGGCGCACGAGTTGGCGAGCTGGGTGTAGCCGTAGAAGACGCCGGTGGCGTCGATGACCTTCACGAGGTAGGCGTGCATGGTCAGACCTCCTTTGCAGGGTTGGTGGTGATGGAAGGCGGGAAGGGGGCGGGCTCGACGCGGTCGACCAAGCGGCCCAGCGCGGTCTCAGCGAGCTGCCGCGCGGCGTCAGCGTCGCGAGCACGCAGCTGGACGAAGAGGGCGATGGGCGCCTGGCCGGGCACGGCGTGGCGGTAGTGGCAGCGGAAGGGCCGCGAGCGGGTGATGTGCATGGGGGTGGGGGTCATGGGTCAGGCGCCGCGCCCGGGCCGCTCGAAGACCCAGCAATGCACGGTCTTCGGGACGGTCTTCGCAACTTCGGCGTCGATGGCCGGCGTGAGGCCGGTGCGGATGGCGCTGTTCACCGAGCGGATCTCGATGAAGCGGCGGGTCTTGCTGGTGCGCAGCACCTTTTTCAGGTCGGCCAGCAGCGGGATCTGCTGGCGGTGAGCGTTCGCGCGCTCGACGAACTCGTTCAAGTTCACAGCGATCAATTTGTCGTCGCGGCTGTGGTTGAGCAACGGGCGGTCGAAGTGCTCGCCCTTGACGTTCGTGTAGCCGAGGGCGTCGAGGTAGTCGAAGGCCTCCCAGAACTCGTGGACAAGTGGGTGATCGGCGTTGATGGCCTGCTGGCGCTCGCGCGCCATTGCCACGACCTGCGACTGCACCTGTGCGAACTGCTCGTCGGACACTGCGAAGATGCTGCGCAGCGCCTTCGCCATGGCGAGCAGCTGGGCGTGGTTCTTCGCGATGCGCGGCTTGTGAATGCCGTCCTGCGCGAGCAGGAACCGGATGTTCTCGTCATGATCAGCGGCCACCCTCGCCATCACGTCGGCTTCGCGCTTCAGCGCAGCCAGAATGAAGCCGCTGACCTGCTCGATCTCGACCTTCTCGAGCGCCTTGGCGCTCTCGTAGCTCGCCGACGTGAACCCTCGGGTGTCGAAGGTCATGTGGCAGATGCGCTCCATGATGGCTTGCGAGGCCTGCACCTGGTTGTTCTGGCTGATGACGATGGACGCGCGGAACGGCGGGTCGTAGGTCTCGTTGCCGCCGGTCTTCACTCCGGTGGTGCGGATGCTGTTGCCGTTGTAGGCGTCCTTGAGCTCGTCCCAGTCGAAGCTCTTCACGTGCGACTGGTTGCCGTTCTTCGTCTCGCGGTCGGACTCGATCAGCACGATGGGCAGGTTGCTGACCTGTGTGAACGTGCGCAGGCGGCCCGCCGAGGTGGACTTAGAAGGGTCGAAGCCCTCGTAGTCGCGTCCCAGCAGCTTCCAGAGGAACTGGATCAGCGTCGTCTTGCCCGAGCCGGGCTCACCCACGATCTCGAGGAACGGAAAGCTCTGCTGCTCGGCGCGCACCTGCTCGGCGAACAGGCTGCCGAACCAGTAGGCGAGGGCGATGTAGCCTTTGGCGCCGAAGGCTGACCAGAGGTGTTTCTGCCAGGTGCGCTCGTAGCCCTCGCGGTCGGTGTTGACGTGCAGATGAATCGACTTCTGCAGCGTCTTGATCGACAGCTTGTCGAAGTCGAAGTAGTCCTCTTTATTGGCCTCGTGGATGGCGCCTGCGCGCACGGCCACCTTGCCGAGGAGGTAGGTCTTGTGGGCGGCGCTGTAGCCGATGAAGTCGACGGTCTGGACCGTTTTGATGTTGTCCAGCTGGCGCTGCATCATCACTTCGAGCTGCTGGCTGCTGCCGCTGAAGATCGCGCCAGCCGCCATGTGCAGCAACTGTTTCTTGAACTCGCTGCCGGTGGTCAGTTGCCCTGCGGTGAAGGTGCCCTTGATCTCGGGTCCGTCGTGTGGAAACGAGACGCGGAAGTAGTACCAGGCATCGCCGGTGATCTCGTTGCGCTGGTAGTAGAGCGCCTGCGGCTTGCAGTTGGCGATGGGCTGCAGGACGCCGGATTCCTTCAGCGCCTGTGTACGAAGCTCCTCGTCGGTCAGCGGCTTGCTGTGGCCTTCGGCGATGGATTCCTTGATGCGGTCTTCGGCCTTGCCGTACCTGTCGAGGTCGAGCTTGAACCAGTACAGGCGGTTGCTGTGGTCGAAGTCGAAGCTCGTCTTGCTGCTGCGGTTGTAGATCAGCAGGGCCTTGTCCTGAGGCGTGGCGGCCAGCAACAGGGCGCCCTGGTAGCGGTAGTCCTCGAGGTGCTTGTCCTCGAGCCGGCCGCGCTGGTGCAGGTCGTTCCAGTCGATCTTTGCCTTGCCGCGCTGGGGGATCTGCGCCGCCGAGCAGATCCAGCCTGCTTCGCGCGCGCGTTTCACGTACTTGATCGTGAAGTCCTGGCCGGCCCGGTCTGCGTCGAAGGCCCAGACGAGCGAGGGCATGCTGGCGGCGCCGTTCTGGGCCTCGACGATGGCCCTTACCTCCGCCAGCGCCTTCTCGGGGTAGTTGTTGCAGCTGAGTAGCGCCACGGCGGCGATACCATGGTGCGCAAGGGCGATGGCATCGAAGATGCCTTCAACGAGCCACAGCTCTTCGGGAGGTGTGCTGGCAGCCCGCGCCGGGCCCGCTGGCGATGCGGCCTGCAGCGCCTGGGCGAGAGCAGTCTCCGGCGTGGGCGCCGGCGGCGCGACGAACGACAGCCCGGGCATGGCCCACCAGGTGCCCGCGTAGCTGCCGCCCGTCTTGAAGTTCGCCTTCTTCTTGCCGAAGCGGTGCGGCCGGTCGAAGAAGCGTTCCCACCAGGTGCCCTCGAGCTGGAAGCGCACAGTGCCAGTGCCAGCGCTGCGGCCCTGATCGGCACGCGCGTCGAAGTAGTGCTCCTGCGTGTAGGCGCCCTTGATCAGCGCCAAGTCGAAACCACGGCCCTTCTCAAGGTAGGCATCCGCTGCAGCGTTTTCGTTCTGCTGCTCGGGCGGCTTCGCCTGCTCGGGCTTCTGGTAGCGCTCGGTCCACGAGTTGAAGAAGTCCGGATAGAGGTCCTTCGCGTGAGCTTCGAAACCGCAGTTGTTCAAGCGGTCGCAGCGGACCACCCACGGGCTGGTCGCATAGGTCCACATAGACTTCTTGCTGCAGGCCGGGCAGACGCCTTTCTGCAGGAACCGGCCATCGCTCGTGCGCTTGAACTCGTAGTCGTTGACCAGCGCGTCGGCGATGTCGTTGAGGAGGTCTCCGCTCATGTGCCCCTCAAAGCAGCTCGGCGAGCGCGAGCGCGCGCCCGAGCAGGACAGCGATCACCACCACCACGAGGGCAGGCAGCAGGGGCAGCACAGCGCCTGCAAACGCGCGCGGCTGCAAGGAGCGAACGTCATCTCGGCGCATCAGGCGGGCACCCCGCTGCGGCGCCGCGCCTGCACGGCGGCGTCGGCCGCGTCCGCAGTGGCTGCGGCACGATGGATGGCCGTCGCCAGCGCACGCGCATCGTTCGGCGTGATGTGCAGGGGCAGGATGCCGGCTGACGGGCCGGACCCGATGACGAGCAAGACGAAGGGGCGATGGCTCCGGTTGCTTCCTCCGGCGCTGTGATACGAGTAGACGTCGATCTCGACGCCTGCAGCGGCACCGGGATTGCCGTTCTGCCGGTGGCAGATCGTCTGGCCGTGGGCGGTCCAGTGGTTGCCGCCCCCGTCGAGGAGGTTGGCGCTCATGCCGGCTCGCTTTCGTCGCAGAGGTGCAGCGTGCCCGGCGGTGCGGCCGGTGTCGGTGGGACGATGGTCAAGTGCGCTGGCTCGAGCACGTCGAGGTACTCGCGCTTGCATTTGCCCTTGTGTTTCCACTCGTGCGCCAGGTGCTCGAAGCGCTGTCCGAAGTCGCGGCGGCCCGTGAGGCGGTTGAGCCACGCGTGGACCTCCATCTGGCAGCGCCCCGCGTCGTCGTTGATCACGGTGATGGCTGCCTCGAGGTGCGCGTTGTCCAGCACGCGCAGATCCGTGAGATCGAAGGGGAAGCGCGAGCCGTTGTACAGGCCGAGCAGCACACCAGCAGCCGCGCGGGCGCCCGACGTTCCTTGGTGGACCTGCGTCACGTTCCAGAGCTTGATGAGCGCGGCCGTGTTCATGCGGCGCTCCTGGCAGAGGGGTTGCGAGAGGGGGGAGCTGTCATTTGGAAACCTCCGGGGTGAGCACATCCCGCAGGGCCTCCGAACAGGCACCGCAGGGGTTAAGAAAAGGGGGAAGAGCGGGGCGCTCTGGCTGCTATGAAGGCCCGCCGGCATCGGCCGGCTGGAACAGATCGCGCGTCGTGGGCGGCGTCTTGAGCGGCGTGTATTCCGCAGTGGCACCGCTGCGGATCTGGTGTGCGATCACGTCGCGCCGCATGTGCGACGACAGGGGCAGCGACACGGCAGGATCAGGTGTGGCCGAGGGCGAGATCGTCATGTCGGCTTCCGTGGTTGCGCGCCAGGTGTGGCCGCACTCGTGGTTGCTGCAGATGACGTAGTGCTGCGAGACGGTGGCCGACAGCGCCTTCGTCGTCGTGATCGTGCCGAGGGTGTCGCAGTGGGGGCAGCGAAGTCTCATTGCCGCTCCTTGCGAGGTTGGGGATCGACCAGATACAAGGCCCGGCCGCGGCCGGTCGTTGCGCGCGCAGCGCGACGAAGCCGCGCCTTCACAAGCCACTCTGCCGCCGCTTCGAGCGAGGGAAGCCCGCGATCCGACTGCACGCGCTCGATCAGCGCGTGGTCTTCGTCCGTGAAGGTGATGGTGTGCTCGGGCATCTTTTCGGCTGCTCTTGTTGCGCCTTGAAGCGGCTGTTTGCGGCCTTCCTTCAGGCGACGCGCTGGTCCAGACTCGGCTCATGTACAAGACCAAGCACCTGCCGCGCTTCACGAAGTGCGAGTTCGCGCAACAGCGTCGAGAGCTGCTCACCTTGATAGGTCGCCATCGCGTTGACGAGGCCGTCCTCGTAGTCGTCGAGACGGATCGTGTAGCGGTTGGTGCGAATGCGCTTCGGGTCGGGGTACATGGGTGGAGCCTTCCGAGGGGAGGTACAGGGAAAGATCAGGCCGCGAGCGGCGTGTTGGTGCGGTCGCACTCCTCAAGGCCGCGCAGGGCTGCGAGGCGCAGGACCGATGCCATGGAGCGCTGCTCCCGCGCCGCGAGGCTCTTGAAGCGCTCTAATTCCTCCGGATGCAGCCGTACAGCGACGGGTCTGTCACTTACTGTCCCGTTCGGGGCGCGGCGCACGCGGGTTTTGACGGTCTTCATGGGCGATGACATATGAAAGGGGCTGTGTATGCTCACAACACGGAAAATTGCACAGTGAAGCGGACTATAGAGCAGAAAACTGCTTATTACAACTGAATGGAAGAAGAAATCCGCTTATCTATAGGCGCACGGCTCCGTGAGGAGCGAGAGCGCCTCGGCATGTCCCAGACAGCTTTTGCAGAAATGGGCAGCGTTTCGCTACGTGCGGAGCAGGACTGGGAGCGCGGGAACTCGGCGCCCAAGGCTGACTTTCTTGCGGTCGCAGCTTCCCAAGGTGTAGATGTGCTCTACGTCTTGACCGGGCAATACACGCCTGTTGCAGGCGGGACCCTCAACGCGGAAAAGAGGGCTCTTCTCGACAACTACGAAAATGCAGACGAAGAAGGGAGGGCTGCAGCCCGGAGGGTACTTTCTTCGCTCGCGAAACAGAAGACCGGATAACCGAAGGCCACCATGGCTTCAGCTGCTGTGGGCGCTAATTCGATGGGGATTTAGCGATGACTGGCTTGACATCGATGAGGTCAGCCGCGCTGCATACGCGCTCTTCCAGTCCAGCGAATAACGGGGCTTGCTGCGAGTAAGTCAGCACCGGTGTTGGCGACGAATCTCAACATGCGGCAAGGTCCGGATGCGCTGACATGGACGGTCATGAGACATAGTCGACGCGTTCTCATCAATAGTCGAGATAGGTGATTTTTCTGCCTTCGAGCATCGCATGGCTGGAAAACGCGATGGAGAAGCGTTTGAACAGGCCGAGAAAATCTGCAATTGCCATATCGATGTTGATACGGCGGACCATGACAGGTCCGTTGGCAGCGTCGATCATCGCTTTGACCGACTCATGGTCACCTTTCTGAGCAAGGTAGAACGTGACCGCAATGGGGTCGTCGAACCTGCCATGCATTTCACCAGTGTGGGCCTCGATCCCAAGCACGATCTCGCCAGCGTCTCTCAGGAAGCCCATAGTCTGCAAAAATTCACGAGGGCTGTTCCTATCAGCGTTGTCGACTTGGGATGTGCCCTTGAAGTCGCCGTACTTGGTTGATGCTTTAAATGCCTCAGTGAACATTTTGACCTCGTATATTTACGGTGACCACGATGCGAAACACAAGTAGTTGTCGTGAAGCTTAAGGCCCGTGAATTGCTGGCGTGGGAAGGCCATATAAAGCGCGGCGCACGTTCTTCGCCACCAGTTACGCAGGGTGCAGCTTCAAAAGTTGAGAGATGATTGGAGTCCGCGCTTAAAACTTGGGAACGGGCGGTTATATATTGCCGTGAACAAGGCGTTCAGGCATTCAAAGATTGCCTGCATTGCTGCTGAAACCGCCGCTGCCGTCAATTGAATGTTCTCTTTGGGATGCACAAGCTTGTTCCGCAGGTTGAAGCCTGCACTAAGTGCTGGCCACCAGCTTGGCTTCCCGGAGGCAAATGGGTCGGATGACGAGAAATTGGCCAGGATGTACGACAACCGATCCTCAAACCGATATATCTTGAGCCTATCCTTGATTATGAATCGGCCCTTCTCAAGCGCGAATTCCTTCTCGGTGAGAATGGATCGATCGAGCACGTGCAGGTTTGGCCGCAACGTCAGTTCGTCCGCTACTGCGTTGATGTGCGACTCCAACGAACTGAAGGCAAGCAGCAAGGCGGCATGCGCGTACGCTTCACGAGCAGCCGCCGCTTCAGATTCCTCCAGCGCCTTTTCAAGGAAGCGCTTTGCTTCCTCGAACAGCTGGGTGGAGAGCATGTCGATATCGCTCATGTATTCGCGACCTTTTGCTGCGCTCGGATTACGTCCAACTGGGCTTCCTTGGCATGAAACTTCAAGATGGCCACGTCTACAAGCGACGAACTGATTCCAGCGCCCTTTTCGGCCTGAAGGAAGAACAGCTCAGCCAGCCGTCCGCGCTCTTTTGCGTCGGTGCGATAGCCGAGGCCTCGATAGCTCTCCGAGTCGGTTTTGTGGCGACCCTTTGCAAGCACCGCAGCGTTCAGCGGATCCTTACTTGATATGTCTTTCAGATTAAAGTGTCGCTGCAGGCGCGGCGTATTCTTGTAGAGAACACCCGCTACAAATGCCCATGCGCTTAGAACTGCGTAGTTCAAAGCCTTTTCGCCGAAATCAAGATTGCCTTTTTTGCCAGTAGTCTCAGGTGCGAATGCGTCTCGCTGGGCACCGATCAGGCCGGCAAATGCCTTCCCCGCGGCAAGAAGGCCTGCGTCATCCCAAAGCTTGGGCTTTTGGGTTTTAAGAGCCTGCCAATCCGCATCAGTCGATCCAGACTTGGACATGATCGGAGTTGTCTCCGAACTGTCGAATTTCGTCGGATCAACACCTTGACCTAGAAAGTAGTTGACGATGAAAGTGCGCGCTGCACGTACCGTCAATGGCGCCGCTCTCGCTCGCTTGTCTGCAAAGTCTTGGCCTTCGGGGAGTAGGCCTGCCTTTTGGCACCAGTTCCTCAGTTGCGGACCGGCAAGTGTTTCCTGCATCCGGTCGAACAAGTCAGTAGACACCGCGATGTTCGTGTTGGAGATGAGCTGTACATCGATCCGCTGCTCGTTGTCCAATCCAAAGTAAACCTTGAGGCCGTGCAGTTCATCAACGCCTTGCGAGAGCGCACCTTGGATTGCAGTAAACCTGTGTTGCCCACCAACAATTTTTAATGGACGCGTCGAATCGAAAGCTCGAGTGAACTCACATACCAGATTACTGAATGTTCGCTTCTGAAGAGCGTCTTCCTTCATCTGCTCGAATGCGACGTGGTCTTCTACTATCTCTCTGTTGGCCCGATACTCCGCTTGTTCCTCGGGGTCAAGAGGGACATCCACAGTGCCGAGCTTGATCAAGTAATTTGCACGCACGTGGCACTCGACAAAAATCGCGCCCGTACGCACATCGCGAAGGACTACGAGATGCCCCTTTTCTAAGGGCTCGGCTTCGCTCATGAAGTCCTGAACTAGAGCGATGGCGTTCGCCTTGGATTTGCTGTCGGGAAGTTGCGTGTGATCAATGATGTCTGGGTCGTTCTTCTTGATGGTTAACATTGAAGCGCTTTCAGGCTTTAAACAATCTGACCAAAGAGCGTGCGCTGCTGGCCCGACCAACGTTCAATTGTCGTCGGCAACCGTGCTTTGCTCTGCATCTTCAGCTCCGGAAACTTCGAACTCTACATGGCTGGTGAAGCCGCCGTCCGGCGTCATCGTGTGCCGAACCTTGATCGACAACCAGTCCGTGTCGTCGATCACCTTCTTCCATCCTGAAACCTTCACCGGCGTCTGAGGCGTCAGCAGCGGCTGCCCAAGTGCTAAGTGCAGCTCGAAGGTGGCCGCACCGCGCTGGATGCGCCGCCACTCTGCCTGCGCCGCCACGCGCGCATCGGCCTCGTTCGCGAACGTCTCCTTCAGCCGCTTCGCGTTGCCGCTCACACCGACCAGCACGCCGCGCCGCTTCGCGCGCTTCGGGTCATGCCAGTAGGCCCTCACGCCGCTGTACGCGTCGCGGTCGCTGGTGTGGTACCGGTGGTTGTCGCCGTCGGCGCGTGTGATTTCGATGACCGGCAGGCCGTCGCCGCTCGAGGTGGTGGTGCCGACGATTGGCAGGAACAGCAGCCGCCCGCGCTTCACGGTCGCGACAGCGTCGTGCAGCTTGGCGAGGCGTGTGATGAAGTTCAAGTCGCTCTCGTTGGTCTGGTCGATGTGCGCGATCTGCCGAGCGCCGAGAGCGGGATCGATTCGCGCGAGCAGCAGGTGCCGCGCGGCGGTCTGCTGCAGAACCGCGCCCAGCGTGGTGTCGTGGAAACTGTGCTCGACCCGCGTGCGCAGCGACTGCCGCATCTCAGCGCTGCGTGCACGGATGCAGATCTGGTCCGGCGCGCCACTGTGCTCGGCCTCGTCGACGATGAAGGTTCCCTTGTCGACGAGGTCGGTGCCGCTCCAACCGATGGCCAGTTGCAGCACTCGGCCACGACCGGGGATCTCGAGTGCGCCATCGTGGTCCGACAGCACGAGGTCGAGCTGGTCGGCTTCCTGCCCGCGGCACTCGGTCAACGTCACGCTGATCAGGCGCGCATCGATGGCTGGCGTGATATCGCGGTCGCCGATCTTGAGACGGTAGGTCGGTGCCGGATGTGCTGGACGTTCGGTCGGGCCCATCGTCACGCCACCACTTCCTCGTCTTCGCCGATGGAGTCGGTCAGCTCGTCGTCGACGCGCTCGAGTTGCAGCTGGAACTCAATGCGGCGCGCGGCGCCGTTCGACAGGAACACCGTCTTCGTCTCGTTCAGGCCCTCGATGACGTAGAGGCCGTATACGACCCCCGTGCCATCGACCAGCGGCCAGGAGGCGCCCAGGTTGCCCATTTCGCGCAGCTCGTCGAGGGCGACGGTGCTACCGGTCAGCTCGGGCATCAGAACGCCCGACAGGTGGAAGGTGTCATCGCCCACGCCGAGGAACTGCCGCGCCGCGCGCGCGCCGATGCGGCTGTTGCTGGCGTGGCGCCACTTCATCTGCCGCTGCAAGTCTTGGTAGGCGAGGGTCGAGAGGCAGAAAACGAACTGGCCCAAGGCCATCATCATGTCCATGGTGCGGATCTCCGGTCAGTCGATGTCGGACAGCGAGGAGCGGCTGGCGGCACTCTTGGTGCGGGCGCGGCGGTCCAGCTCGGCCGACACGGCGCGGGCGATGGCCTGCGGGTCCATGCCAGGGGCCGCGTGAATGTGGATCTCGTACCTGTCGCCGCCCGCCGGCGCGTACGGCGCCGCGCTGGCGCTGATCGGCGCGCGGCTGTCGATGCGCGGCATGGCGCTCGCCTCGGCCGTCGTCATCGGCAACACCGAGGCGGCCGCCGTGGCGACGCCGAGCGCGGCCTGCCGCACGTAGCCCGCGCGGCTGGCGATGCCAACCGCGGCGCCGTTGCTGATCTCGCCGCCGGCGGCCATGAAGATGCGGCTTGGACTGTGGATGCCGAGCTTTTCCTTGAACCATGCCAGCGCCGAGTCGGCGGCACCTGTGATCGCGTCGCGGACCTGGCCGAGCGCGCCTGTGATGCCGTTGGCCAGGCCCGACATGATCTGGCCGCCGAACTCGGTGAACTTGGCCGGCAGGTCGAAGCCGAGCCAGCGCATGGCCTCTGCGAACGCCAGGTAGAGCAGGCCAGCCGGAGACCAGTTGATGATTGCAGCGCTGATGGTCGCGATGGCCGCCGGCACCGAGCCGCCGAGGTACTGCCAGAACTGGTCGAAGGCTGCCCGTGCGCGACCCCACAGGCCCGTGAAGAAGCTGCTGATGGGTCCCCAGTACTGGTAGATCAGATAAGCCGCTGTGGCGATGGCGGTGATCGTCAGTCCGATGGGATTCATGAGCAACGCGCGGCCCAGCCACAGGAGGGCGGTGCCGGCCAGCCGAAAGCCAGAAGCCACGAAACCCAGAACGCGCGACAGCAGCGTGCCCTGAATGCCCATGGCCGCGAAAGCGAAGCGCGTGGCGATGAAGCCGAGCAGCAGGGGGGCCACTACGAGCAGGGCCCCGCCGATGACCACTAGCGCCAGCGCCAGCACACCGAGGCCAGTGGCCAGGACCTGTGCGAGGCGCGGGTTGGCGGCCATCCAGTTCGTGAAGCCCTTGAGTGCGGCGGTCGCGAACCGCAGAGCGGCGACGTACGCCGGCATGATGCTGTCGCCGAACTGCTTGTAGAGGTCGTTGCGTCTGGCGGCCAGCTCGAGTTCGGCACCGGAGGTGGTCTGCAGCGCGCGCCCGTACAGCGTATCGATGCCATCGGCGCCGGAGTTGAGCTTGGCGTTCTTGTGGATCTGCTCACGTTGCAGGTACATCTGCGAGAACAGATTCGAGGCCGTCCGGTTGCTGAACATGGCGCCCATCTCGTCGAGCACGGCTTGCTTGTCGGTGATGCCGCGCTTCGCCAGCTCGGGCAGCAGAATTTTCTCCATCCATTCGAACTGGTTGTGGCGGAAGATCTCGCTACCTTTCAGCGCGCCCACGCCGAGCTGCGAGACCTGACCGACCTTGTCGTGCTTGACCTTCGACGGGTCGGCAATTAGGCCCAGCTCATCGAGCTTGATGGCCGCGCGCTTCGTGGTCTTGCCCTGGTAGATGTTGGAGTAGGCCGACATCATCGCGGTGCCCACGCGGTGGCCGCCCATTTCCTGCACCAGCGGCTCCATCTGGTAGTACATCGCCTCGTCGGTGAGGCCCTTGGCCGCGATGCCGCCCGTCTTGATGACGTTGAGCCATTCCTCGCCCTGCACGCGGCCGCCGGTGGCGGCGATCACGCGCTGGATCATGTCCGCCTGATCCTTGAACTTCTGCTCGCTCTCGAGGCCGCCGCGCAGCTCGATCACCTTGAGCATGTCCATGAACTTCTTCTCGTTCTCGTGACCCTGCTCGTCGCCGTATATCGCCTCGTTTGCGAACTTCATTCGTGCCAGCGTCGGCGCCACCATCTCGGCGTGATGCAGGTCCGCGAACACGCTCAGGCCGTCGCGCACGAGCGTCAGGTTGTCTCGGGTGCTGGTGCCATAGGTTTCCATGGCTTTGGCGTATGCGATGGCGTCGGCCGTGATCTTCTCGCCCATGCCGAGCGCCGCGACGCGCTGCTGCTCGGTCGCGAACTTCTTGCTTTCCTCGATGGGCGCGTGCATGCCGTGCAGGATGGCCAGGCCGGAGCCGCCCGATACGGCGCCGGCGACGGCCACGTTGTGCCCGAGGTGTCGGCCCTTCTGGTAGTCTGCCTTCGCCGCATGCATCGCGCGCTGGCGGTCGCCGAGCTGCTTGAGCTTCGCCTGCTGCTCTTCGATGGCGCGCGTGGTGGCTGAGATCTCGGTGCGCAGCTTGCGTTCGTGCGAGCCCATGGTGCTGGCGCTGATGCCGGCGGCGGTCAGCTTGTCGCGCAGCGCCTGCGCGCGCACGCTCTGGCGCTGTTGCTGCTCGGATAGCGCGGCCGTTTCCCGCTTCGCCGCGGCGAAGTCGCGAATCATCGACTTGGTAGGTGGCCCCATGGCGCCCAGACCCTGCGCGAGCTGCTTGACGCGCGCCTGTGCGGCCGTGAGCTTGGTCGCGGTGTCCTGCAAGCCAGCGCGGATCTCGCGGAACTCGCCAACGCTCTTCTGCTGCGTGTTCAATTCCTTCAGCCGGTCGCGCGCATCGCGCAGCGCCTTGGCGGCCTTGCTGCTGCTCTCGGATACACGCTTGAAGGGCGCCGAGGCCTTGTCCAGCGCCTGCAGGATGACCATCAGACGCAGATCGCCGCTACCGGACATGGGCACCCCCGAACGCGGCGTGAGCGCTGTGTAGGGGACTGGGAGAGGGCCGGCGGGCCCGGTCGGGATGGCGCATGCTGCTACTTCGGTGGTTCGTGGCGTTCGCGGGCGCGTTCGCGCCACTGCATCAGGTCGGACACCGTCATGTCATCCATCTGGGCAGGGCTCCAGTGGAAAACGAAGGCGATGTCCGCCATGGCGTCTTCTATGTGCCCTGGGATGCCGGCACCCGATCTGCTCTCGGCAGCAAAAAATTCACCACCTCGGTGCCGAGCTGCAGCAGATCGGAGGGCTCGAGCCCTTCGACCTCGGGCTTCGTGAGGCTGGGGACCGTGATGCGCGGCAGAACCATGTTCAGGGCCAGGACGTCCATCTGCATCAGGGCGGCCAGCGACGTGCCGCGCAGCTCGCCGGCGCGCGGCTTGCGCACGATCACCCGGCCGATGATCTGGGGGCCACGAATCACGGGCGTGTCGAGGATGACCTCGCCGGGCTGCGCCACGGCGGTGTCGTTGGTGCTGGCCTGCAGGCTGTCGCCAGCCGGCGCGGAGGTGTGGGTGTCGATGTTCATGATTGAAAAGGGGAGAGGGGGAAACGGGGAAGGGCACCGGCCGTGGCCGGCGCGCGGGTCAGGTCAGAACAGACCCAGCGCCTGGCGGATTTGCGCCATGCGGTCGACGCCGCCGACGACCTCGATCATGTTGACGAAGTCGATCTCCATCAGCACTTCGCCGTCCATCACCAGCTTGTAGTAGCTGAGCGCGGACTTCACTTTGATCTCGGTCTTCTCGCCGGCCTTGGCGTTGCCGGAGTCGATCTCCTTGTGCCGGCCGCGCATCACCAGTTCGACGGCCTGCACCTCGGCCGTGTCGTCGGCCTGCACGGCGCCCGTCAGGCGCAGCAGCACGGCGTCGTGCGTGGGTGCGCCCCACTGGGTGAACAGGCTCTTCATGTAGCCGGCAGCCGTCCATTCGAACTCGAGCGCTTCCATGCCGAGGTCGATGTTGACGGGGCCGTTCATGCCGCCGGCGCGGTAGTCCTCCATCTTCCGGCTGAGCTTGGGCGGGGTGGCTTCCGGCACTTCGCCGAGGTAGGCGTTGCCGTCGTTGAACAGGATGAAGTTTTTCAGAACGCGGGGTAGGGACATGGTGTCTTCCTCTGTGAATCAGCGAGCAGGGACCGTCAGGCCTTGGCGACCATGTCGGCGAAGTTCTCGTAGTAGCGGCCCGTGATGCGCTGCTGGAACATCAGGTTCTCGAGGGGCGCGACGGGAGTGAAGTCGTAGTCGAGGATCAGGCGACCATCTTTCAGCTCGTCGGCGGTGTTGAGGTCGCCATCGACCTCCCAGGCGCTGCCGCCCATGATGTAGCCGGCGCGCGTGAGGAAGCGGAACTTGGTGTTGATGCCCTCGAGGATGTCCTTTACCAGGCTGGGCAGCAGCGGTTTGTCGACAGCCCACATGTGCGCCTCGGCGATGGTGTCGGCCAGCACCTGCGCCGTTCGAGTGGCCGACTCGAAGGCGAACAACGGCTCGTCGCTGCAGGTGCGCGAACCCCAGAAGCGGTAGCCGTCACGGTTGATCAGCGTGGTCACGTCGCCGGCATTCAGCACACCCGCGTCGGTGGCCGGGTCCTGCAGGTCCCAGTAGATGTCCTTGCTGATGCCAGTAACGCCATTGACGGCGACGTTCGAGAGTGTCTTGTGCCAGCCGGTCTCGTTGTCGATCTTGGCGCGTAGGCCGAGCGCGAAGGCCACGGCGGGTGCACGCGCGTTGGTGCTGGTGACCAGGTCCCACGCGAGGAAGTCCGGGTGGATCACCATCAGCTCGCGCGCGCCGAACTGCTCGCGGTAGGCGGTTGCGTCCTCGACAGCGTCGCAGTCCCACGCGCTCACATAGGCCATGGCGCGCAGGCTGTGGGCGATGGTCGCCAGCGCGGCGGCCACGGGTTGCGTATCGAGGCCGGGGGCGCCGAGGATGCGCGGCTTGAGGCCCAGCTTCGCTTGTGCGGAGAGCAGCGCCTTCATGCCCGTGCGCTGGCCGGTCGGCAGCACCGTGCCGATCACGTTGGTGGTGGTGGTGGCTTCGTCGTTGCCCGGCGCGACACGTACCACGATGGTCAGCGGCCGGGCCTGCGACGCGATGGCTTCGAGCGTCTTCTTCAGCGTGCCGGTCGTGCCGGCCTTCGCCATCGCGTTGTACACGTTGGTTACGAGGACCGGGGTATCCAGCGGGAAGGTCGCTGCGTCGGCATCGGGCGCGGTGGCGATCAGGCCGATGATGGACGTGTTGATGACTCGGATAGGGCGCGTGCCTTCGGTGATCTCGATGACGCGTACGCCGTGGTGGTAGTCGGTGATTGCCATGGTGAAACTCCAGGTGGGAGAGTGAGTGTTGTGAAGTGGTGCGCCGTGCGGTCCGGTTCGTTCAGTGCAGCGGTCGCGTCATTCGGGTGTCCACAGCGCTGGCAGCGTCGCCGCGAAGGCGAGGTAGCGCGGGTCATCGCTGTTTACAGTCCCCTGGTTGGGGAACACGCCCGCATCCTGTTCGCACGAAAACGAGGCGACGATCACCTCTTGCCGCGCGTCCTTGAACTGCACGAAGATGAGCATGTCTTTCTCCTCAGAAGGTGAAGCCGTAGCTATTGATGGTGAAAGTCCCCGTGCCCACCGAATTCGAGGTCGCAAAGTAGGTGATCTGGGGGGTCGAGATGAGGCAGTCGGGATAAGTGCCGCCCACGGTGACGCTTGCGCCGGCGTAGCTCTGCTGAGCCACATAGCCGGGCGTCCCCTGCCCGAGCGGGGTCGCACACACCGCAGTACTGATCCCGCCGGCTTGGCTGGCCGCCATCGCCGTATTGCCCTTCCATCGAACCGCGTTCTTGGGGACCGCGCCTGCGATGGACAGCGCGGTAAACGTGCTGTTCGTGCCCGGGCCCGAGTAGATGCTCTGGAAGTAGTACATCTCGCGGTCGACCTGCCGCGCCATGGCCAGCAGGCCGCCGGACGTTGTGGGCCAGATGCCGATCAGCGCCGAGTGCGTGTACCCGGCTGGCATGTTCGGGCCGCTGTACACCTCGGGCGCCACTGCCGCAGTCGCATTCATCCCGACGACGTGATTCGCGCCGGTTAGCGGGTTGGCGAGGGCGTAGCAGGCGACCCAGCCCGACGCCGGCGCCGCGCCTGCGTCCATTCCGCCCGCGCCGCCCTTAGAAACGTCGAGCGTCTTGTTGAAGCCTGGGATGCAATACCTGCTGCCGCCCAGCGCGGACTGGACCACGATCTCGTCGGCGGTGATCGTCAGGGTTGCAGCCGCCGCCGTCTGGGTGGCCCGAAGGTTACGCACGCTGCCGACGACGCCGGCCGCCTGCGCGACCTGCACCGCGTGCGACGGTTTCGTGCCCGGGGCCACCTGCGACGCGGCGCCAGTGCACTCAAGCAGCACGAAGGCAGGAAGCGCCGCATTCCAGACGACGTGGCACTTTCCGCCGGCGGCGATCTCGCCGCCCTGCAGCGGCGCATGCGCCCCGCCAACCAATGTCTTTGCGCCGATGCCGTTCACGTTCAGCGTCGCGGCGCCGGTGTTCAACGCGCCCGCCTGAAACCACAGCTCCATGCCGTCGACCAGCGCCGCAATCGCGGGCGCATAGGCCACTGCGCAGGCGTTCGCGGGCCCTGTGTCCACACCGTATCGCGCCGCATTTTTCTGCACCTCGGCGGTCGCAGTGCCGGCGGGCTCGGCGCCGATGTTCGTGCGCGCCTGAGCCGCCTGTGGGCCGGTCAAGCCTTGGGCCGCATCGTGGCGGACGTACTGCCCGTGAGGGTTCGCGGCGCTGGCGTGAGCCGTGAGGTCCGCGTCCGTTGCGTACTGCGAGTGCGGGTCAGGCTTTGCTTCGTGCGTGGCCACAGCATCGCCGAGTGAAGCGTTGAGTTCGGCGAGGGTGAATCCCCAGCGAACCCATTTCGCTCCATCGGTGCCTGGCGCAACGTTGAGGCTTTCCCCGACGCTCTTCCACGAGGTGCCGGCGTAGCTGACATACGCGACGTTCGCCGGGTAGGTGAAGGTCGCATCCCACGGCGTGACGTTGCGCAGGCGCTGATAGAGCGCCCGGTTGGCCAGCTGCCGTGGCGCCCGGTTGTCTACGCCCGTAGGGCCGCCGAGGACGGGGTCATCTTCCTCCAGCTGGTAGATGCCCGCTTCCCACAGGTCGGTTTCGTTGAGGTTGGCCATGTCAGGCGCTTCCGTGGTTGTAGGCGCCGTCGCGTCGTGTGGCGCCGTTGTGGCTGTTCGCGACCGCGGCATAGCGCAGCGCAACCAGATGGCAGCGCGCGGGAGCGACGGACGGCAGGAGCTTGCGCAGGCGTTCCGCCTGTGCATTCGTGATGGGGCGCTGGAACGACACCATGTAGGTGGCCCACGTGGTTGACAGCGGCGCATGCGGGTACACGCCGTTGCGTCGGATGGTGCCGTTGTGTGTACGACCGCCGACACGTTCGAGGATGTCGACCTCGCCGAAGCCCAGCGACCGGATCAGCAAGCGGATCGCCCAAGGCGTGCCCTTGTGACGGTGGATCTCGATGCTCGACAGGATGAGCGCGCGCCGCGCGTCGTCGGACCTGGCCTCGTGCCAGGCTTCTACAGACAAGGTCCACGAGAGCCACGGCAGTAGCGGCGCCAGGCACAGCATGGCGGTCCACAGATGGCGCAGGCCATCGGTATCCAGATCCATCGGCGATGCGCCCGCCAGTGCCAGTTCGAGGGGCGTGCGGTTGGGCGGCAGCAGGCGCTGTGCTGGGGTGAGGCTAGCCATCGACGACCACCTCCGTCAGGCTGATGCCGGTAACGCGCACCCACTGGGTCCTCGTGCACAGCATGTCGGCCGGCGGCGCCGTGATCACCACACGGTTTACGCCCGGCTGGTGCAGCGCGGCATCGATGCCGGAGTGCGGCAGGCCGGCGGCGAGACGGCGAACCTTGAGCAGCCATGCACCGAGCGCTTGACGCGCGTTGTCCATCGCCACGTCGCCGACAGCGCCCTCCTGGCGGTACACGGTGGCTTCGATGGTGGTTTCGAAGATCTCGGGTGCCTGCACCGGTACGCTGTCGCACAACGGCCGGATCCTCTCTGCATTGAGCGCGCCGCGCACGGTGTCGAGCAGCTCTTCAGTCGGCACACCGCTGGGCTCTGCCGACAGGACTGTGACCCGTACGGTCCCCGGGATGGGACTGTCGATGCCCACGTCGGCGACCAACGCACTGGCGGTGAGAGCGTGGAAGCGGTAGCTGTCGACGGGCCCGGCCGTCGTGATGCCCTCGGGCGCGAGCTGGATGCGCTCGCGGAAGCGCTCGTCGTCTTCGTAGACCGCAGGCACCGGAGGAACCGCATTCGGATTTGCTGGCGTCACGACAAGCCGCGCGACCTGGTAGTTCGCGGCGAGGTTGTCGAGGTCGGTGCCTCGGGCGTAGGCCAGCATGCACGCCTTGGCCGCATCGTTGATGCGCTGGCGCATCTCCAGCTCCTGATAAGCCTGGACCTCGAGCAGCTTCATTGCCGGGTCGGACTCGAGCAGCAGCGTGTAGTCGAGACCGACCTGCTGGCACAGTGCCTGAAACTGCGCTGTGCGCTTCGCGAGGATCACCTCGAAGTCAAGCGCCTCGATCACGGCCGGCGCCGGCAGCAGCGACATGTCCATGCTCACGCAGCCGCTCCGATCTGCACCGGCACGCGCATCGAGAGCACGCTGCGGCGCTGGCCTGGCGGGCTGTAGATGCCCTGCAGATCGAGCAGCACTTGGCCGGGCGTCTCAGTGGCGAAGATCTGCACGCGCGACAGCCGCAGGCGTGGCTCCCACTTCATCAGCGCGCCGGCCGTGGCCGCGTACAGACGCACGCGCGTGGCGCCGTTGTCGGGGTGGTCGATCAGCTCGGGCCAGAGACTGCCGTAGTCGCGGCGCATCACGCGGCTGCCAAGCGGCGTGCCGAGAATGTCGGGAATGCTCTGACGCAGGTGATCGATGCCGGCGAGCGGCTTGCCGGTCTGGCGGTTCATCCCGCTCATGGCACCGGCCCGTCGCTGGTATCGCCGCCGTGCGCGACGCCCGAGGTGCGGTGGTTCAGTAGGCTGATTTCGCCAGCCTTGATGTCGCCGCCGTCCGTCGCGATGCCGTGGCCGTTGATGAACGCCATGTCGCCATCGATCTGGGCAGTCTTGCCGCCGGGCCCAGCGCCCGAGCCTGCCATGCCGGCCGTGTAAGTGAGCAGGCCCTGCACCAGCAGCTGGCCAGTCACGATGTTCATGGGCGCGTCGAGTGTGATCTCCTGCGAGTGCACCTTGGCGCTCTCGCTGGCGGTCACGTCGGCCGTCTTGCAGTGCACTGTGATCGAGTCCGGCACGGTGATGTCGGCGGTGCCGCCTTCGGGCAGCGTGGCCTTCAGGGCGCTCGCGGCGTGGTCGTATTCGATGACAGCGCCGTCAGGGTAGGTCGTGCGCTCCACGTTGGGGCTGTCGCCGTTGGCGGGCATGCCGTCGCTGAAGATGCCGACCAGTACGAAGCCCGCGGCCATGTCGCCTCCGGGGGAGAACACCATGCATTGCTCGCCCACGATAGGTGGCGACCAATGTCGCACGTCACCGGCGCGGCGCGCGAACCAGCGCAGCCAGTTCGTCTCGAGTCCGCCCGACTTCACGCGGCATTTGTAGCCTTCGGTGTCTACTGCAAGGATGGTTCCGGCGCGTACAAGGTTCTCGATGAGGCGCTGCAGTTCGACGGTGGATGGGGCCTTTCCAGACATGCCGTCGATGGTGCCGACCCTGCGCGCGCGACGCACGGGATACCGGTTCTATCTCGCTTGTCTAGAACCGCAAGTTCAGGTGCCGAGGTGCTGTAGCAGGAGGTCCTTGATCAGTTCGCGCTCGGGGTCCGTCAAGCCGAGTAGACCGCGTGCCGGGTACTGGTAGGTGGGCCCGCCGGGCTGCACCTTGTCGCGCAGCCCGAAGTGGTGGACACGTGCGATACGTGCCGTTCGCCCGAAAAATCCCACGGCCACACCGTCTGCATCGACCTCGACACGCAGGTGCCGCGCGGCGCGCAACTTCTCGAACATCGAGCGACGGATGCGGCCTTTCTGCAAACGCGCTTGCGTGGTCTTGCGCGGCTCGTAGGCGGTGCCGTCCGGATTACGTTGTGCGGCGATGCGCGCTGCCTGCTCGCGGCGCAGCGCCTGGCCGATCTTGCGCGCCAGAGCACGGCGTTTCGGCGGGGTGAGCGCCGACAGCAGCGGTGTCGCCCAGTCCTCGAGCGCGCGCAGATCGTCTGCCATGTCAGAACTCCGTCGCCGGGAAGTCCCACGCGGCGAGCTGTTGACCCTCGAAGAAGACTTCCACGCGCTCGGCCGACTGCACCGTGCCCACGTGCGCCGGCTCCTGCGCGTGCGTCACGTCGTAGCGCAGGGCTGTCACCACTGAAGCCGGGTCGGTGCCGGGCGCCACAATGACGCGCTCGGTCAGGTCCAGCTCGATGGAGAGATCGATCGTTTCCTTGTTGAGGTACTCGGCCTCGAAACGAATGCTCTTTTCCCGGAGATCCACGTTCTCGAAGATCTCGACCTGCTGGGTGCGCAGCCAGGCCAGCAGCGGCACGAAGATCGCATCGGCGTGGCTGCTGTAGTCGAGCACCACAAGCTTCAGCGTGTAGCGGTAGACGTACGACAGCGACCGGGCGCCGGCGGCGACGATACGCCCCCCAGTGATGAAGATCGACAGCTTGTCAGGATCGCGCTGCAGTTCTGGCGTCGCCGCTGTCAGGTGCGCGCGCAGGCTATGGGGTTTGAGCACGAGCGCTTCCCGTCAGGGCGTTGAACTGGCCGCGGACCTCGTTGTATCGGTCGATGCAGGCGTTGAGGTCGACGATGGCGGCGTCTCCATCGCCGGTGATTCCCGCCACAGCTGCCGCAAACGCTGGGTCAAGTTCGGCTCGCGCTTCTTCAGGTTGGCCGGCAGCGGAGGCACCTTCATCGCCGGCTGGGCGACAGGCGGGAGCGCGGGCGGGGACTGACACCCGCACACCGCCAGAGGAAAGCCGATGCTCAAGAAGAGCCTTTTCGCCTTGGACACGTTCGATCTCCTTTGAATGCGCCGCATCGCGCGCGACGAGTCCCTCGGCCAGCGCCTGCTGTGCATCGAGGGTGCGCTCCAGCGCATTGACGACGGCCCGCGCGTTCGCCGCGCGCTCCGATTGCCACTCGAGTCGCACGGCCGCGCCGCGAGACTCGGCCCCGAGGTGGTATGCCAGGCCCGTCCATGCGGCGCATATCGCGACCGCGAGCAGGTAGAGCAGGGCCTTGAGCCAGCTCATGGGAACTTCGCCACGCCGGCCACGATAGCGGCCTGCGGGTCCATGCCGAGGAACAACTGCCGTTCGGCCTCCCGGCGGCGCTGCAGGCCCTTGCTGAGAGTGCCGCCTGAGATGTTCCATCGCGGGAACTCGGCGGCGGCGCCGGCGAAGTCGCCCGCGTTGAGCTTTCGCATCAGGGTGGAGCCCGTCATGTTGGTGGCGCCGGTGTTGTAGAAGATGGACACCAGCGCATCGAACTGGCGCTGCGTGAGGTCGACCCGACAGGCCCCGCGCACGGCAGGCTCGAACTCCGCGGCCATGCGGTGTGCATAGCGCCGGTCCGCCTCCGCCTGCGTGATGGCCATGCCCGGAACCACGTCGGGCCCTGCATCGCCCCAGCCGATGGTCCATGGCTTGCCGCTCATACGTGCGTAGGCTGCCGGGACGGTCGCCAGTCGGTACGGGTCGATGCGCGCAGCGCGCAGCGCCTTGTAGAGGGCCGAACCCGGGTCCGGATAGGCCAGCAGCTTGCACTGTTCGAAGTAGTGCGCCACGGCGTGACCGTCTGCACTCATGTGAAAGTCGTTCATTGGCGGGACCTGGCGCATTCAGCGTAGAGGGCGATCACGCCTTCGTGGTGCTGTTGTCGTTGCACGGGCGTAGCGCCGGCCGGCAGCGAGGGCAGGGCGGCACAGGTCGGCTCGACTGGCGCCGGGGCGATACACGCGGCGAGCGGGGCCAGCGCGGCGGCCGCGAGCAGGAACAGCACCGGCTTCATTGAGCGCGCTCCTGTATGCGGGCGTTCGCCTTGGTGACGGCGCTGTTCACGGCGCGGCGTTCCTGTTCCTGTGCGGCGCTGACCGACTGGGCGGTGACCGCCGCGCTCGCGGCCGTGCGCGCGGCGGTCTTCGCCGTGGCTGCAGCGCTGTCAGCCTTGCCCGCGACTTCCGCGACAGCCTCCGCAGCCGACGACACCGAAGCGGCGGCGTCGGCCACCTTCGCCGCAGAGCGCTCGGTCTTGCCGGACAGCGCACCCAGTGCTGTCTGGTAGCTTTCCTGCAGGCGCGCAATCTCCTCGAGGCGTGCCTGGCGTTCCTGCTGCACACCGGCGTAGTAGCCGATGGCGATGCCGCCGCCGATCAGGCCGCTGATCACGATCAACGATTCCACGACGCGACGCACCGCGCGCGGCAGGTGCCGGGTCGGCGTGAGCGGTGCCAGGTCAGAGTCGTGGGTTGGCATGGATCTGTTCCTCGAGGTTGGAGATCTGTGCGCGCAGCCGCTCGAGTTCGGCGTTCTGCCGCTCGATCTGCTTGGTCAGCTCGGACATCTGCCCCTGCAGCTTGTAGAGCTCCCGGTAGGCCTCGTTGCGCTCCTCGGCGAACTTGTCGGCGCGTGCCTCGGCCTGCGCGCGCGCTTCGCGTTCCGACTTCAGCATGTCCTCGTAGACCGCAAGCGCCTTGATCTGCCCGGCGCTGTCGGCGCCCGCCATCTCCCGGTTACTCTTCTGACTGAAGAAGTAGATCGCGGCTGCTAGGCCGATGGCCGCAGCGCCACCGAAGACACCTCGCAGCTCAGTGAACAGCGCTATGAAGTCGCTCATGGCTTCAATCCCACAGGGCGACAGTGCGCCGCGTGCTGGTGGTGGTGGGCTCGGCCAGCTCGACGAGCAGGCCGGCAGGGAGGATCGGGCCGCGATCAGCGAGCCCGGGATTCAGCAGCAGCGTCGCCTCGACGACCCCCTGCGTGCGCTGCAGGTAGCGCCAGCACAGCAGGTCGACGGTGTCGTTCTGTTCGGTGCGAACCTGCATCAGATCAGCTCGACGGTGGTGCGGCGGATGCCGAGGAAGTCGGAGACGGCCCAGCGAACGTCACGGCGAAAGTCACATGCGCCCGGCTCGCGCCTGTCTGCGGCCTTGTCCCCGGCGCCCGTGGTGTCGAAGTCGCGATAGCGCTCGACGAGGTCGGCCTGCGCGGCGCTGTAAACGGCGCGCAGGTAGTGCGCGACCTGTGCGCTCTTGCCATCGATCTGGGGCGCCGGCACGTCCTCGAGCTTCACGCGGCCGAGCGCGAGCTGTGCGGCCTTGTACAAGGTCAGTTCCGCATTCACGCTCAGCACTGCCTGCACCGCGCTGTAGCGCAGCCGGTCGGGCGTGACCGTGCCATCCAGCCGCGCGGTCGCGCGCAGCTTCGCTAATTCGATGTCGGGAAACCAGCCGTCATTCACCAGCGTGGGTTCTTCGGCGGCGGTTGGCGAGGGCGGGTTTCCGAGGAAGTTCATGGCGAAGAGGAAATAGGTCGGCGGTGGTCGGGCTTCGTCCGTGGGCTGGCCGATGAAGGGGCCTTCAGGGTTCGGCCCGAGCCGCCGGGGTTCCGGGGTCCGGAATCGTTACGGCGCTGGCGGCGCGGCGTTGGAGGAATTCCGCAGCCGTCGCTCGAGGCGCTCGATGTCTTTCTTCACGCCCACCTGGTCGTACAGATTGAGCGCGCGCTGAAGGTTGTTCAGGCCTGCGGCCACGGCCGGCAGCGGCATGGCGTCGTAGTCGACGTCCCCCGATGCCTTCCGGCCGATGAAGGCGTAGCCGAGTGCCTTGTGCAGCTTCGCGCGGGCCTGATCGGGTGCGTCGAGCGCGTCGGTGCAAGCCAGCACCTGAGGCAGCATGTCGCGCGCCTCCTCGAGCGTCATCTTTCCGCTGAGCGCGGCGCCGCCGAATTCGTCGATCAGCACCGTGCCGAGGCTGCGGTCGTACTGGTCGGGCATCTGCAGGCCGTGGGCGATGGCATAGGGCGCCATCTGCAGGGCACGTGCGTAGTTGCCGGCGTCGATGTGCCACACAAGAACCGTCGTGAAGATCACGTCCTGGCCGCCGGAGCCGGCCTCGAGCGTGCTGTCAATCCACGCGTCGTATTCCGGCAGGAATTGGCGCTTGGCTTCGATCTTCCGCTCGATGGATTGAATGTCCTTCAGGCGGCGGCGATGCTCGGCCAGCTGCACCAGGCCGAGTTCGTAGGCGGTGCCCTGTGGCTCGCCGCCCGCCGGCGCCGCGGCAACCGCGATCACAGCGAGCTTGCGTTCCAGATGGCGCTGAGCGGGGGTCTGGCGCATGGCGGTCAGTCGGCGATCTCGATGTTCTCGATCAGCGCCGTGAGGCCGTAGTCCTCGACCACGAAGGCATCGTTGCTCGACTCGAAGTTCTCGATGCGGTCGCGCTTGGCGTTGTCGACGACCGTGCGGCGGCGGGCGGACTCTTGCCAGTAGATCGACAGGTTGTCGGCGCGCGTGATGAGCACTTTGTTCGGCGGGAAGTACGGCACCGTCACGCCCGGCAGGCCGCCGAGGCGACGCTGGCTGCGCACGATGTCGGCCGCGAGGATCTCGGTTGGAGCGGTCGGATCGCTTACGAGCGGGAACAGCTTGTCGTGCATCAGGTTGCGCCCGATGATGGCGACCAGGCCGCCGTCCTCGCGGTACCACGTGTCGAGCAGCGTCTGCGCGGCGTCGTACACCAGCGCGTCGAGGTTCTTGTAGTCGCCGGCCGGGCCGACCGTGACCTTGCCCGCCACGGCGCCGTGATCCATGACGCGCGTCGGCGCCTCGACCTTGATGTGCTTGAGCCAGCCGATGTTCACATCTTGCAGCAGCGGGTTCGCGGCGAGGTCGGTGGTGGCCGCGATGGTTTCGCCGTTGAAGCCGATCATCATGCGGTCGAGCGCCTGGCGCTTGAGGATCAGGTCACGCACGCGGGTCTGGAAATCCGGAAACTTCGCCCACGCGTCGAGGGTGGCGTACTTGATGAAGGTGTCGTAGTTCGTCTTCACGCACTCGTAGCCGTGGGCGTCCAGCGTTTCGACCGAGCGCGGCGAGCGGTCGGTGGTGTCGGTGTTGGTGCGGCTCGCGATGGGGCCGCTGATGCCGAGCCCGAGCTTCTCCCCCTTGAGTTCCCTGACGCCGATGATGTTGATCGACTTCAGGAACTCGCTGGTTTCCTGCAGCTTGGTCTCCAGCGTCTGCTGCACAGTCGGCGCGACGGCGAACTGCTCACGCGCGCTGGGCACGCCGCTGAGTTCGCTGAGCCGGGTCAGCCATTGGTTGAAGACGAGACGGGTTGCGTTTTGCATGAATTGCTCCGGGTGATTCGAAAGGGCGGGGGCGTGTGGGGTATGCCGATCAGCAGTCGGTCTTTTGCGTGGCGGGGTCGCCGCCCGTGGCCGGCGGCCGTTGCGAGTGCTTGCCCGCTTCGGTGGTGTCGATGGTCTTGAACTTCGCGTCGAGGTCGCTGTACTTGGCCTCGAGCGCGGTGAACTTCTTCAGCAGATCGGCCGCCGACCTGTCGCCGTCGCTCTGGCGCTGTGCGATGTCGCCCATGGCCTCGCCCATTTCCTCGACCACGTCGAGCAGTTCGCCCACCGTGTCGTCGGTCTTCTTCGAGAATCCGGCGAACTTCTTCTTGAACGTATCGCCGAAGGTCTTCACGCGGTCGAGCAGCGATGTGTCGGGGGCGTCGTCTTCGAATTCGAGGGTGACTTCGAGCGCTTCGGAGAACAGCGTGTCGGGCGAGGTCTTGCGGCTCTTGAAGGGGTTCGCGTCGGGGTGCTGCGCAGCGAAGCTGAGCACCTCGGTGCCGAGGCTGGCGGGGCTGTCGGTGACCGCGAGGCCCACGAGGTAGGCCTCGTTGGTGTCGGCGAACTTCGGGTTCACCTCGATGGAGGTGTAGATCTTCTGCTTTTCCTTGGTGGTCATGGCGACCAGGTCGGGCAGGGGCGAGATCTCGGCGAACAGGGCCAGCTTGCCGTCCTCGACCGCACGAGCCTCGACCGACAGCACATCGCCGTAGGCCTTGAAGGCGCTGTCCGGGTACATGCCGCGCATGTGTTCGAGCCACACGCGCGCGCCGTACTTTTTCGGATCGAAGTTCTTCGACATCTGCTCGATCCACGAGCGCTCGATGCGTCGACCGTCAGTGGTTGCGCCTTCGGTGGCGACGCGGAACTTCTTGGATTTCTGGGCCATGGTGGTGTGCGTGTAGGTTGAAGGCGAGGTGCGTGATGCGATGAGACCGATGGTCGGCGCAGCACGCGAGCGGCTCAACGCAATCCGGTTCTAGATCGCTGGGTTAGAACCGAAAGGAGGCCGCTGACCGTCGCGCAGGGCAGCCCGCGCCCATAGCCTCAGGCCATGTCTTCAAGCAGTGCAGTCGCAGAAAAGCCCGAGGTGCAGATGCCCGATCAGCGTCGGGCAGCACGGAACCTCTATTGGCAGGGCTGGCGGATTTCCTCCATTGCGGAGTACCTCGGCCAACCGCGGACGACTGTGCACGGCTGGAAGGATGCCGAGCAATGGGACAAGGCGCAAGCCATCGAACGCGTTGAAGGCGCGTTAGAGACGCGCCTGGTGCAGCTGATCGCCAAGGACCAGAAGACCGGCGGCGACTTCAAGGAGATCGACCTGCTGGGCCGGCAGATCGAGCGGCTGGCGCGCGTGCACAAGTACGAGAAGACCGGCAAGGAAGCCGATCTCAACCCGAACCTCGAGAAGCGCAATGCGGGCCCGAAGAAGCGCCCCACGCGCAACAACTTCAGCGAGGAGCAGGTCGTTCAGCTGCGCGATGCGTTTCAAGACTCGCTCTTCGGGCATCAGAAGATCTGGCATCGCAACAGCACCGAGCGCACGCGCATGGTGCTCAAGAGCCGGCAGGTCGGCGCGACCTGGTACTTCGCTCGTGAGGCGCTGCTCGATGCCATCGCGACGGGCCGCAACCAGATCTTCCTGTCGGCAAGCAAGGCACAGGCGCACATCTTCAAACAGTACATCGTTCAGTTCGCTCGCGAGGCCTGCGAGGTCGACCTGACGGGCGACCCGATCATCCTGCCCAACGGCGCTCACATCTATTTTCTGGGCACCAACGCGCGCACCGCGCAGGGCTACCACGGCAACTTTTACTTCGACGAGTTTTTCTGGACAAACCGCTTTGAGGAGCTGAACAAGGTCGCCAGCGGCATGGCGATGCACAAGCAGTGGCGCAAGACCTACTTCAGCACACCGAGCTCGATCCAGCATCCCGCATATGCCTACTGGAGCGGCGAGCGCTTCAACAAGCGCCGGCCGAAGGACCAGCGCATCGCGCTCGACTTGTCGCATGCGCGGCTCGCTGGCGGCTTCACGGGTGAGGACAGGGTGTGGCGCAACATCGTCACCATCCTCGACGCGCAGGCGGGCGGGTGCGACCTGTTCGACATCGACGAGCTGCGCCTGGAGTACAACTCGGAAGAGTTCGCCAACCTGCTGATGTGCGAGTTCATCGACGACACGCTGTCGGTGTTCCCGATGTCCGAGCTGCAGGGCTGCATGGTCGACTCGTGGGTGGACTGGGCGAACTTCTTCAAGCCCTTCACCCTGCGCCCCTACGGGCACCGCCCGGTGTGGGTGGGCTACGACCCCTCGCACACTGGCGACACGGCCGGCTGCGTGGTGCTGGCGCCGCCGGACAAGCCGGGCGGCAAGTTCCGCCTGCTCGAGCGCCACCAATGGCGCGGGCTCGACTTCGAGGCGCAGGCGGAAGCCATCCGGCAGATCACCCTTCGCTACAACGTGACGTTCGTCGGCATCGACACCACCGGCCTCGGCCAGGGCGTGTATCAGCTGGTGGCGAAGTTCTTCCCGGCGGCCAAGGCGATCAACTACTCGGTCGAGGTGAAGACGCGCCTCGTGCTGAAGGCGAAGAACGTGATCAGCAAGGGCCGGCTCGAGTTCGACGCTGGCTGGGTCGACCTGGCACAGGCCTTCCTGGCCATCCGCCGCACGCTCACGGCCAGCGGCCGGAACGTGACTTACGACGCGGGCCGTAACGAGGAGACCGGCCACGCCGACCTCGCGTGGGCCTGCATGCATGCCTTGGACAACGAGCCGCTCGAAGGCCTGACCGCCGCGAACAGCGGCTTCATGGAGATTTCCTGATGGATACACAAGCGCTGGCCGACAACGCGGCCCGCATGGAGGCGTTCACCTTCGGTGACCCAATGCCGGTGATGGACGGCCGCGAGGTGCTCGACTACATCGAGTGCTGGATGAACGGGCGCTGGTACGAGCCGCCCATCAGCATGCACGGGCTCGCGCGGTCGTTCCACGCGGCGACCCACCACAGCAGCTCGATCTACTTCAAGCGCAACATCCTGCTGAGCACATTCGTGCCGCACAAGCTGCTCGACCGCACGACCTTCAGCGCGTGGTCGCTGGACTTCCTCATCTTCGGCAACGGATACCTCGAGCGCCGCGACTCGCTGACCCGGCGCCCGGTGAAGCTGCAGCACGCGCTCGCCAAGTACATGCGCCGCGGCGTCGACCTCGACAGCTATTTCTTCGTGCGCGGCTGGAAGGAAGAGCACGAGTTCAAGGCGGGCAGCGTGCATCACATGCGAGAGGCGGACATCAATCAGGAGGTGTACGGCCTGCCGGAGTACCTCGCCGCGCTGCAGTCGGCCTGGCTCAACGAGAGCGCCACGCTGTTCCGCCGGCGCTACTACAACAACGGCAGCCATGCGGGCTTCATCCTGTACATCAGCGACCCGGCGCAGCAGCAGGGCGACATCGACGCTATGCGCGACGCGCTGAAGAGCAGCAAGGGGCCAGGCAACTTCCGAAACTTGTTTCTCTATTCGCCCAACGGGAAGAAGGACGGCGTGCAGCTGATTCCGGTGAGCGAGGTCGCGGCGAAAGATGAGTTCTTCAACATCAAGAACGTGAGCCGCGACGACGTGCTGGCCGCCCATCGCATCCCGCCGCAGCTGCTGGGCATCGTGCCGAGCAACACGGGCGGCTTCGGCGCCGTGCTGCCGGCGGCGCAGGTCTTCGCCCGCAACGAGATCAGGCCGCTGCAGGACCGATTCAAGGAGATCAACGAGTGGATCGGCGACGAGGTCGTGCGGTTCACCGACTATGAGGTGCCCGAGTGAGGCCATGCTCACTGACTGAATGTTGCAAGGGTTGTCCGACGTAGGTGTACCCCGGTGGAAGGGTCTTGTATCCGTGTATTCCTAGCATTGACGCAGGGGGATGGCCTGTACATTTTGGTGCTATGCCTGATCAAAAAAATGAAGAATTTAGCGACGGAAATGCAGCGGCCGGCGACGGAAAGGGGTGCATCTACTGCGGTGAAGCTGCTGTTTCTGATGAGCACATTTTTGGGAAATGGCTCAATAAGAAGCGTCCCGCAAAGAATCGAACAAGTACAAAATTAATTGTAATAAATACCGGTATCCATTCGATAATACAGCCGCGAATGCCGTCAACTAAGAATGGTGGAATTTTTACGACCAAAAGTAGAAGGGTTTGTATCTCTTGCAATGGTGGATGGTTGTCAAAAATTCAAAGTGCGACCAAGCCTGCAGTTGAAAAACTGATCTCAGATGAGGTAGTCGAACTTTCGCCTGAAGAATTGGTCGCCTTGCGTGCTTGGGCAGTCAACGCCTCGCTTCTTTTGGACTTGAGTGATGCAAGAACTTCAGCAACTCTTAAATCGGATTTTGCACACTTTTATTTACATCAAACTCCGCCTATTCGCTGGCGAATTTGGGTGGGCCGATACAAAGGCAAGGAGTGGGTTGGAGGCAAATCGCGTCATGTAGGCGGAGCCGCGAAATTAATTACTGAGCCCGACCACTCCACGTACAACTTTCAACTTTCGATATGGAATGTCGACCCGGTATTTTTTTTGGTGGTGAGCGCTCACGATGATCGATATTTGCCTAATTTCAGCAGATTCGAAAAGTTTCTTAAGCCAATTTGGCCAGAACAACGCGCGAAGTTTGTTTGGCCGACAACTTTCATCGCTGGTGACTCTGAAATGGAAGAAATGACAAGATTCATGCTGTAGTGATCATCGGGTTCCAATATGTGACGTCAGCAGTTTCTTATCCGCGCACGGTTGCGACTGCAGCGCTGGGCGGGATGAACCTCCCACGCACCGACGAGGAACTGAGCACGGTCCGCGTGCGGTTGCACTACGTCATCATTGAGCGGCTCGACTAGGCCACGTGTGTCGAGCGCTATGACCGCCGCAGCAACACCTCTGTTTGACACGGCCTCGAGCAGTAGGACCGCAGGCCGAGCTGTCGAGTCGATGAAGGTCGGGTGAAGCAACCGCCTTTTGTCGATCACATTCACAGTCCGTGCTGTCAAGAACTGCGCGCTGTCGCGCGAGCTGCTGATTTCCAACTTGTAGTTCCAATGCGGCTGGCGATCGATGCTCGTCACGCGTCTGTTCCGCGTCGTGTGGTCAGCGGATTTTCCAGGCCGAGTTCAGCCGCTGTAATGCTTGGTGCGTGTGTGGAAGCGGCTTGGGCACACTCGTCGAGGACGATCTCTAGATTCAAAGCTGTCAACTGCGCCTGATCGGCCCAGCGCTCGATCCACGCGCTGCGAAGCTCCGCGTTCGCAGCACACCATAAACTTGACATCGAATCAATGCTTTCGAGCAGGGTCGACAACTCGCCAATCGACCTGCCGAGGCGGCTTGCGCAGTGGTCCGCCAGCGGCAGTAGCTGCGCCAGCACGTCCAGCCCCATGGTTTGCAAACTCTCTCGCTCCAGCAATGCGATGGGAACGCGCAGCTCAGCTTGATTTGCCCACGATGCGCGGCTCGCCGGCAGCAAAACGGCGAGCTTGCGGGCAAGCGCGGCGATATTGCGCACGTGATTGAGGTGATGAGCCGCGACCAGACCCGCCCGTGCTTCGGCATCTGCTGAAGCCTTTTTCGCTGTCCCGCGTGAGAGCCATAGGGCAACGAACACGGCCCCGCATGTGCCCGCCGCCGTAAGTGTGTCGAGCAGGTACTTGAACACTTCCATCTTCGTCATCTTCCGCTCCTGTTAGTTTGCCCAAGAGTATCGACGCGTGCATGAACTACCTCGCTGGAAGGCTCATAAGCGAGTTATCGGTCTTGGCCGCGCCTCAACCCCTGCCTATGTCCTGATGCAGCGTCCATGGCCCCAACGGACGCCCTACGCGCTCCCTTTGTGCCTCCCGGGTACTGGGGCGATGGCCGAGAGCTACTTTGCCCCCTGGCGCGCGGTCTTGACCCCGCCACGCCTGCCCGCTAAATGAGGCTCTTTCGTCGGACCCGTCGAAGGGCCGCGCGTCCATGAGCCATGCCGCGCGGCGGCCCGCCGGCCCCCTCTCACAGGCGACGCGTTGTGACGTCCTTTAAGCGGGCCCGGGGCGATGAGCGCCGCGAAGTCGAGGTGTGGACTGGGGAGACCAAATCCGGTTTGGGTTCGGGAAAAACCTAATTTCCTAATCGTGGGGGTGAAATCGGCCGCAAACCCGCATGGCGCCTAGCGCTGCGCTGGTTAGGCCTGACCCTAATCTGACCTAACCTGAGACCTAATTCTTTCGTAAGTCATTGATTTATATGGAAATTTGTTTTCTCGAAGATCAGAGTGGGGAACCCTAATTTGGTTAGGCCTAGGTTAGGAAAAAGTTAGGTTTCATTGAACTGTCGAAACCCGCATGGATAAAGGCTTTGCGGGGTGTTTGGGGTGATCGATTAGGAAGATTAGGCTTTCCCCGAACCCTCCCCGGAATTTGGTGGGAGCGTTGCCTAGCCTGAGCGCGAGTCGGCTCCGGGAGGTTTTTGAACTCTGGTGAAAGTAGGGTCCGTCGGAAATGTCACCAACCGGTGGACCTGCGGCATGCGGGGTGAAACTGAGTCCGTCAGCCGTCCTTACGCGTCGAGGAGCGTTCGTCAAACTCATCACGGAGCGCGTTTCGCTGTTCCAAAACGCTAGACAGGTCTTCGCGAAATGCGTCCACCCGCGGCATCCGGAAGCCCAGCCAACCGAGTCCGGGGTGACGTAGGTTCAGGATCAATGCGCCATCGGGTTCAATCGCCCATTGCCACGCTGGCCCATCGACCTGCGGCGAGGTCTTGATTAGAAGCGGGAGCCGTTCGGAGAACGCCGGCTCCATCATCTTCCTGCTCTCGGCCAAGACGCTAATGAGCCGGTCGAATGCCTCTGCGGGCGGCACTTCTCCCGTCGTCGACCAAGTCGCAAGATCCACTCCATCTTCGTGAGTCATCTCGACAGTCATCAGCTTCATTGCCTGGCCTTTCCGGTGCGTTGGTCGAACGAACAGCATGCTCGCGCGATCAACGAAATATGGCAACGGCACGTAACCTCTGCTCGCCGCAAAGCCGCGAGAGGTGGCCTGGTAAGCGATGCCGATGACGACTCGGTCTTGTGCTCGCCTCCGCCGCTTCGGATATCGCAGCGAGGTCACGACGGCAGCATGCCGTCACCGAGCAACGGGTACCACGAGCCAGACCTGCCGGTGCTCGAAGATTCTCAGCTTCTCGTCTATACGCTGGCAGTCCAGCTCCGTGCCCGTGAGCAGGAAGCCGGGGCCCTTGAAGGGGAGCATCTGTGGGTCGACGATCAGGCCTGCCGAGCGCGCCTGAGGCACCCCCCAGTGCTCGAACAGCATCGCCTCCACCAGGTTCCGGCTCGAGTTGTTCTTTTCGCGGTCGGACTCACGGATCATCACGGTGACGCGCAGCGGAGGGTCCCGCTCCGCAGGCTTGAGGCGCAGCCCATTGCGCATCAGGAAGGTGACCTCGGCGAAGAACAT